GCAGAATATTACCGCTTATTATTTGCGTCAATTATCATTTTGTCATTATTCGTAGGGAATTTTGGTGCTGTTTCTCAAAAATCTGTCAAACGTTTGATGGCTTATTCATCAATTGCACAAGCAGGTTTTATGTTATTTGTTTTGTTCAACATCAATTCAGCGTCAAAAGAAGCATTGATGTTTTATACAATTGCTTATTCGATTGCGAATTTCATTATTTTCTATACAATTGATCAATTCAAAAATCCAAAATTTGATAGTTTCATTGGTTTAGGAAAAGCAAATCCTGTATTGGCTGCAGCAATGACAATCTCTTTGATTTCATTAGCAGGTATTCCATTAACGGGAGGATTCTTCGCGAAATTTATGGCGTTAAGCATTGGAGGGACAAACGATAAAAATTTATTTTTGATTGTCATAGCATTAGTGATGGCCGTTTTGAGTATGTATTATTACTTCAAAGTGATCAACTACATGTATTTCAAAAAAGGAAAGAACAAATTAAAAACACAAGACGGATTGACGAGTTTCCTATTAATTATAGGAATGGTTATCTTGATTGTGATGGGAATTTTTCCGGGAATATTATCTTCATTTTTGCAAACACCAATGTGGTAATTGCAAAATGATGATCATATAGTTTTTTATTATTTATTATTTAAAAAGCTCGTGTCAAATTAGTTGATACGAGCTTTTTGTATATTGATTCGAATTTAATACGATCTTTTTATAACGTGAAAAATCTGTTTTACGTCCTCTACAGGATAAGGAAACGTTTTAAATTCAGGGTTTCTAGAAGATAAAATCAACATTCCTTCTTTGGTAAGGTCTGCAATATCTTTGTGAAAAATACCTGTTTTTGTAATGATGATAAAACCATAGGTTGTTTTGTGAAATCCGTCTTTCCATAAATGCCTTCCTACTTCTCTTCCTAATATATCTGCTCCGGAAGGTGTGTCGTATCCACCTTTGTTCCACATACTATCTCCAATTGATTCAAAACCAAGGTAATAACCTCTTCCGATATGATCTACCTTAAATGAAATCGTAGAAAAATCTTCTTTTAATTTTATTTCATCAAAACAACATTCAATATAAGAAGCATAGGCAGGAAAAGGAATTTTTAAGACTTCTATCCTAATGGTTTGATCAGGATAGATATAAAATTTGTTGCCATGAGAATTTGTAAATATTTCAGCATTTTGATTCGTATCAAACAATCTTACTTCTTCTGTAATATTGTCTGTGATATCGCTTTTCTCTAACTCTTTATTTTGATTTATGAAAATAGCACCTTCCCCGGTAATTAACCAATTGGGGTTAATCTCCGGATAAGTATTGAGTATTTGCTCTATTTTTGAAGCGCCAATATCTTTTACTTTATCTAAAAAACCATTTGATAAACCTGTTTCGATATAAAATTTATTTTTTGACAATTGTTTTAATTCTATGATTTTCAATATTCTATCTATTATCATAATTATAAATTAGATTATTTACTATATTTAATTTTGAATACTTAGATTATTTACTATAAATTTGCGTTGTAATCTAATCAAAAGTATGAAAAAATATCTTATTTACCTCAAAATATTGTTATAAAAATTTAATAACATAGAATATAATCTATTTTTTAACTGTCGTCGCTAATTGAATAATTCGCTGATGAGGAATCTTATTGATTATATTTTTTTATCAAATATAATGTATATCACTGTTTATTAAATAGATATATATTCTTTATCAAAAAGTTTAAAAAGTAATATGAATATTAATGCAATTGAATAATGAATTGACTCGGTCTGGAAAAAAAAGACAGAGAGCAAAAGCTCAAAAGGCACTCAAAAAAGCGCAAGAAATTGAAAAAAAACAATTAGAGAATGGTTATCAATATGTGAGAGAAGGAAAAATCATTCGGCTAAAGAAAGTAATGAACGAAACAATGAAATAAACCTCAATACCTGAATTACTATGGCATATCATCGAAAAAATTATTTGGAAAAAGTTCTGAAAGTGCAGCAAATAACTCTTGAACATCGTAAACAAGGGTTGTATTTTAAAGAAATCTATCATCAATATATAGAAGATTCTTTTAATATAAGTAAACGCACCTACGATTCTTATCTAGGGATTAATGTGAAAAAGCAACTAAAAGAATTTGCAGAGAAAGTATAGGATTTTAACGATATTAAAAGAAAAAGAGCTATTTATATGTTATGATGTAATAGCTCTTTTTTTTTTGGATTTCGATCAACTAGAAATCGTATTTGAGTTCGTTTTTCAATATGATTTTATCATAAGAACCGTTGAATTCTATGAGATCACTTTTTCCTGAATAACTACATTCATACTGTAATAAATAAACATTAAGTGTTGATTTTTCATCATGATTAAACCCTTCATCAATTAAATTTAGCTTTCCTGTAGATTTAGTTTCTAAACCTTTTAAAACTTGATGAACTTTATCTATATAAGTTAAGAAGAAATCATCTGTTCCATGCTCAGAAGTATTATGAAATTGTCCATATGATAATCTACATACAAGTGTTGCTATAGGAGATTTTTCTTTATGATTTACAGTCCAATCAATTAATAAATTATTTTTTGTTAGAAGTTCAGTATTTGTTTGATCTAAATCTTGTTGACTATATAAATCAATATATTGTGGTTGCGAAATTCCTTCTTTCGTAAAAATATTGATAACATCTTCTTTGGAAAATTGGTTGATAATCTTATGATATAATTCTTTCATTTTTTATAATTTTATTAGTTAGTTGCATTTTCTGCATTGATGATGATACGTTGGAACATTTCTTTGAACCAAGTTTCTAAATCTGCGGAACTCATCCCATTTCCTTGTCCATTGTTAGAAACTTGAACTCCACCTTTGATAAAAGAATCAATCTTAATTTCAATTCGTTTTTCTTGGCTGGCTTGTTTTGTAACAGTATTGATATCTTCCTTAGTTTTTTGAGGAGTAAAATCTTTTGATTTTCCTAATCCTTTGCTTGAGAAATTTCCATATAAACTTTTTTGTTCTGTTGTTGTTTTTTGATTAAGATTATTTTGATTCAATGGGTTAAAATTAATAGGATTTTCGATTTTTACATCATTCAATTTAGTAGGTTCTCCTATGTTTGATTTAAGAGGAGATGAAGGTAGCCGACCTCCCTTTTGTTCTTCGTCTGTAATTAATTTGTTTTCAACTCTAATTTGATGAATGCGTTTTAAAGCTTTTGTTGATAATCCTGTAGGATCAAACTGTTCGATGGTTTCTAATATTTGTTTTAATGGTTTAAGAAATGCATCAATTAATACAATACGAATACGCATAAAACCTCCAATTATTCCATTTATTCCACCTACTTTGAATGCTTCTACAATGCTGTCCCAATGATCTTTTATAGCCATAAAAGCATTAATAACCCATCCTATAGGACCTAAGAATTGTAACATAGCTGCTCCCCATTCATCATAATAATTGATAGCAATAGCAATATAAGCTACAAGAGCTATAATAGCTAAAACTATAAGACTTACAGGATTTAATGCCATAACTCCATTCAGAAAACCTTGAACAATAGCCCAAGCCTTTGTTAAACCTGTTGTAATAGGTATAATTTGATTTAAACTTGTTAAAATAGTAAAGAACGGAGAGATTAAATCATTCATAGAAGAAAAGGCTTCTAAGTAAGGTAAAATACCGCCTGCTTTATCTGCAATATAAGATTCTACACTTGCCATCATATCTTTTATTCCATCTCCAGCACCTTTAAAATTTTCTAAATTACTTGGATCTACATCAGTACCACCGAGTCCTAACATAAAATTAATACCTGCCTCTTGTCCTGTTTCAGTAAAAATTGAAGTTAAAGCTGCTTTTTTTGCAGGATCATTTGCTTCTTTTAACATGGTTTGTAAAATATCAAAAGAAGATTTTCCTTCTAGATTTTGAGGACCAATATTTAAGGCTGAGGTTATTTCGTTTAGTTTATTTTTATCTAAATTTTCTATTGCTGAAATAGATTGTTCTAGTCCCTTAAAAGTATTCTCAGATGACATTCCTTTCTTTGCTCCATTGGTCATTACACCTAAATAATCTTCTACACTCATTCCCATCTGTTTTATCTGAGGTAAAGAATTTTGTAACTGCTCAAGCATATCTCCATTTAAATTTCCTCCTTTTTCATAGAAATTCTCTAATGTACCCATACTCATTTCCATTGAATATCCTAATCCATTTGACATGACATTAGCTGTTTTAAGTACGTTATTACTTGCATCTCCCCATCTTTTTTCGAGAGAATGTGCTTTAGCATTTATTTCTTCGGGGTTAGGAATACCCATTTGTCTAAGCATGGTCTCGTTGGCTTGTAATCCTTTTGTAAATTGTAATTCATCTTTTAGTTTCTTGAAGGCTCCTAATAAATTACTCATACTTTCTGAACTAAATGCCCCTCTTATTTGAGAAGAAACTGAGCTAACAATATTTTTAATATTATTGAAAACTTTTCCGAATCTTGTAGTAAAAGGCTCAAGATTAGCCATAATTTTATTTGTAGCTTCTTTTATTCGTTCATGTAATATAATAAAGCTAATCCCAGCATCAAGAGCGAAGGATTTTAATTTAGCTTTCATTTTATTTGTTACATTATCTAATCGCTGTTGAACATTGTTCAATGCATTATTAAATAACTTATCAGATAATTCGAGCATAATTTCTAATTTGGTTACTGCCATACTTATTTTTTGAGTTAATATTTTACTTGACTTTATAATATATCGTTTGATATATAAAGTTTTCTGATGCAAAATTCCAAGAAAAAACAAGCGATTTACTAATAAGATTGCAACCCTTGCCGACTATTTTTGATTGAGTAAAATTCCGTCTAATCTTTGCCTTGTCAAATAAATAATTTAATAACTCAATGAGCAATCTTAACGGAATTACAATTCAAAAAGGAAAATTAGGTGCGAACAGAACTAACAATAAAAGAAGCGTTTCTGCTTTGATTATTAGCTCTGCTATAGTAGCAAAACTGGCATACAATACACCTATTACAATTTACAGTACTGACGATTTAGAGCAGTACGGATTAACAGCAGAATTTGATGCTGTAAACAATGTTCATGTTTATCGACATGTTTCAGAGTTTTATCGAATGGCTGGAGCAGGAACAGAACTGCATTTAATGTTAGTACCACAAACTGAAACATTAAAAACTATTGTTGAAAGTGAAACAGCTAGAACTTTATTAGCTTCTGCAGATTTTGAGATTAGACAATTAGCTATAGCAGTAAACCCAACAGAAGCTCCAACTGTAGTAAAAGGTTTACCAGAAGAGTTAGTGGAATCTATTCCATTGGCACAAGGATTAGCAGATTGGGCATTTAAACAAAATATGCCTTGTCATATTTTCTTAGAAGGTTATCATTTAGATGGAGCATCTAATACAGTAGAAAATTTACGTGAAATTGAGAATGTCCAAGCGACAAAGGTTTCTGTCGTAATTGGGCAGGATTGGAAATATGCAGAAACAAAAACTGGTTTAGCTCAAAAATTCGCAGATGTAGGAACTGTGTTAGGAGTCTGTTCAGCAGCGTCTATTGAACAAAATATTGGAGATAATGAAGCCTTTGATATTAATGATTCTAAAAAAGATGCTTGGATGATTCCAGGTTTATCTAGTCATAAAAAGAATACAGAGGTTTATTCTCAGCTTCAAAATTTTGAAAATAAAGGATATATTTTCGGTCTAAGTTATTCTGGTTTAGCAGGAATTCGTATCAATAATGATCATGTATGTGCTCCAGTAGTTGTAGATCAAGAAGGAAATATGAACGAACATACTATTGCTTATGGGCGTATTATGGATGATGCAATTAGACAATTAAGATCTGTTTACTTACCAAAAATAAAAAGAACATATCCTGTAGACGAAAATGGAAAATTATTATCAGGATCCCTTGTTTCATTAGAAGGTGTAGGAGACAAAGTATTTGAAGACATGATTGCTTCTGGAGAAATTTCTTATGGAAAAACAACTATTGATTCAACAAGTGATTTATTAGTAGAAAAGGAACTTGTTGTAAGCTTTGCTATCGTGCCTATGGGAAGTATTGGAGAAATTAAGGGTACAATTAATATCAAGAATAACATTTAATAATCAAATAAAAATAAAGTTTAATGGCAACAATTAATAGAAACGGGAAAACATATGATAGTGTTGATGTGACAGCATTTATTGATGGAATTCCAATTGAAGTAACATCTTTAACATATGGAAATGAGCAAGAACATCAATTAAACTGGACATTAGGATCTTCTCAAGCAACAAGTTGGAGTGCAGGGAAACGCACACCTTCTGCAACAATGGGAGTGATGATGCATGATATTGCTCCAATTGAAATGGCTGCTAAAGGAAGTATTTTGGATATCAAGCCATTTAAATTGATTGTAAGTTTTACAAATGAATTTAATGCTCCTGTTTTCGATGAGTTAACAGTTAAGTTTCAGAATGAAGGTAGAGAAGTTACTGGGGAAATGGGCTTGAAAAAAGAATATACAATGTTCGCATTGTCAGTGAAATTAAACACAAAACCTTAATCAATAATTAAAATTTTATAAAGCCTGTTTTAGGCAGGCTTTATTACTTAATAATTTTTAAAATAATCAAAAAATATAAATAAAATGGCAACAAATAAAAATCAAAAAACAGTATCTCAAGAAACAATTGATAAAGTAGGAGGGAAACAAAATTTAAGACGATTGGTTTTGCGTGATGAATTTCAAGATTTAGAATTAGAAGTTATTAGCCGTATTCCAGATCGTACAACAATGGGAGAATATTTGAAATATGCAAATGTAAATCCTAAAAAAGCGCAAGAAGTATTGGTAAATGGGTGCTTATTAACTGATCGAGATGAGGTTTTGTCAAGTGATGCTCTATTTAATTCTTGTGTTGCAGGTATTGCCGAAACAATCCCTATGGCTGCAGCAAAAGTGGAAAAGTACTAACCGATTGTACAGGTTTGATAGATGATGACGAATATGATCAGATTTTCAAAATCAATGCATTCATCAGTCATTTTCTACACATACCATTTCCTGAACAATTGGATGATGATACATGGGCCCTAAAATGGGCTCAAGTAAAATGGTTGATGGAAAAAGGAATTATAACCCCTAAAAAAGCAGAGAATGGCTTATAAAAATTATAGCAAAATTTTAAATGATAGCATCAAATCTCCTCAGAATATAACCATTGATTTAACATCTCGTTTTGCAGCAGCTTTTGGATTAAATGCAGCATCTAAAGTAACGTCTAAGGTTTTTGGAGAAAAAATAGCAGGTAAAATAAAAGGATTCGAGTACTATCCTTCAACTAATACGAATATCGAGTATGTTAAATTAATAACTCCTGAAAAAGAATCCTTAGAATTTTCTGCTGTGCTAGATAGTGCTAGAGGTAGTGTTTTTGCACCACCATTAATGATGACTTTTTCTCAAGAAAAATCTTTGATAGAAACAGAGGTTAATGATGATGATCCTATTGTGATTGAACGATGGGGAACAAAACCATGGGACATCGACATGAAAGGATTATTAATCGATTTGGATAACCGAATTTATCCAACAGAAGAAATAAGAAGATTAAGAGAAATATGGGACTATCATGGAATTATAGAAGTAGAAGGAATTCAATTTCAGGAAAAAGGAATTGATAGTATTTATTTCAAATCAATTGATTTTTCTCCTATAGAAGGGTTTCAAGATACAATTCAGATCAGTATTCGCGCAAGTAGTATTAAATCTGTGGACTTTACATTGAATAAGCCTAAATCGAATTAGTTCTGCAGGAGAAAATTAAATTTATGAGAGCAAAAGGAATAAATTATCTATTTCATACGATTAATATCAGAATATTTATTACAGGAGAAAAGCAATCATTGTTTTTTTCGAGATGCACATCTATTCAAATCGAAAAAAATGTTCAAAATTTAACAAGTACAGCTAAAGTTGAATTACCTCGCGAGTTTAGAAATGCATTAGATGAATCGGATAAACAGCAAAATAAAGCAGTAAATATTGAACGTCGATCAATTTTAGATTTTATTCAAAAAGGAGACAAAATTAGAATAGAGTTTGGCTATGATGGTGAATATAATACAGAGTTTGAAGGGTACATTACAAAAATAGGAGCAGATATTCCTTTGGTGATAGAATGTGAAGATGAAATGTATCAACTAAAAAAAGCAAAAAGATATTCTGGTTATTTCAAATCTGGGAACCTTAAAGAAATCTTAGAAGCTGTATTACCTGAAAATTTTCAAGAAAGGTATGATTTGGAATATGATGCAAATTACAATGTTGGAAAATGGAAAATAGAAGATGCTACTCCTTATGAAATCCTGCAGCAACTAAAGGAGAAAATTTTTCTCCGTTTATGGTTTTCTACTGATAAAAAAAATAAAGAGAGGATGATTTTAAATGTTGGAATGACAGCCGATTTTTTTGAACGTGAGTTGGAAACACATGAACTTAATTTTTCACAAAATATTCGCAGAGGTTCTGATATCAAATTTGTAAATGATAAAAATGATACAAAATTATTTTTAACTGTAAAGTCTAAACAAAATAATGGAAAAACATTAGAAAAATCTGCTGGAGAAAAAGGAGAAATTGAAGAAGTGGTGGAAATGCCTCCTGGTATTGATGGAGCTACTTTGCAAGATATGGCAAAAAAATTACACAAAGGTAGAGTAACAAATAGACTTGAAGGTTCTATTAATACTTGGTGTTACCCTATCGTACAACCAGGAGATGCAGTGGATATTGTACGTCCCTTTTATCCGGATAAACATCAGGATGGACGATATTTTGTGGAGGGAGTTACTATAAATGTTAACGCTTCAGATGGAATAAAACGAAATGTAAAAATTAGTTATAGACTATAATGGAATTAGGAGAATTATTTGAACAAGCCGTAAAGCTAACTACCAAAAAAGGAGTTCGAAGATTTCCATTAATGATGGAAACGGTTGTCGCCGTAGATGAATATACTTGTGAAACTTCAGATGGAATAGATGATATAAAGCTCAATGCAATAGATGATGAATTAGGTTCAAAACTAACAGTTTATCCAAAAATAGGTTCGCAAATCATTTATGGAAGGTTAAATGATACAGATGATTTATTTGTGATTAAGTATTCAGAAATAGATCGTGTGGTAATCAAAATAGAAGAGCAGGAATTCGAAATGAAAGAAGGAAAATTCAGAATTTTAAATAAAGAAGCTAATCTAAAAAATATTCTAAATGATCTTTTCCAAACACTTGAAAATGCAATTATTCAGACGCCAGCAGGAGCAGGAAAATTTACAGAGATAAATACGCAACTATTTAAAGATTTAAATCAAAAAACTAATCAACTTTTATTCTAATTATATGGCTTTAAACAAAGAACAGCTGAAACAGAACCTCATTTCTATTCAAGATGAAATGATAAGGTCTGATAATTATGAAATGACCAAGGAAATTTATGCTCAGAAATTAGTCAATGCAATTGAAGCATATTTATTATCTGCAACAATTCAAATTGCAGGAACTTCTAATCAAGGACTATTTACAGGAACTGGAACAATAGAATAATGAGAGATTTTTTAAGAGACGAACAAAACGACCTGATCATTAACAAGCAAGGGGATTTTGAGATTGGAGAAAGTGACCAGCAGCACATTGGTGATATTTTTATTGCCCAAAAAGGAGAATTCAAAGAATTCCCTTTGCTGGGGTTTGGTGCTATAAATTATGTAAAAACGACAGCTTCTGAATATCAATTTGCACGGGAACTCAGTATTCAACTCGAGTATGATAATTACATCAATCCTACAATTGATACATCGGAAGGTATTGAAAAAACAAAAATAACAATTTAGATGAACGAAATACTCATAGCAATAACAGGACTCATAAGTGTTGGAGGAAGTGCATTTTTCGGATGGCTTTTCGGACGCAGAAAAACCAATGCTGAAGCTCAGACGACAGAAATAGACAACGAAATAAGAATGTCTAATTATTACAAGGAAATGCTTGATGATTTGCGCAATCGTTATGAGAAAAAATACCAAGATTATGAAGCATTGATGAATTCAAAAGAAAAAGTATTAAGAGAAGAGGTGAATATACAAAATCGGAAAATTAAAATGCTGCAAACGGAAAATACCGAATTACGTAAAAGAGTGATAGAACTAGAAAGATTAACAAAAAATGCAAATAAAAGTCTTACATAACCAGACCCTATTGGATGTTTCTATCTATTTGTTTGGCACTGCAAAAGGAGGGTTTCAGTTAGCGGAAGCCAATGGTCTATCTGTAACAGATGATGTTGTTGCAGGGCAGATACTGGAAATTCCAAATGGGATGGATTTTGGAGAACGGTTAACTGTAGAGCATTATCAGCTAAGAGATTTAAAACCAGCAACAGCTATACAGTTAGAAACGTTCGAAATAATTGAATTGCCATCCGGAATTGATTATTGGGCAATACAAATTGACTTTGAAATACAATAAATTATGAGTGTAGAAAGCTATAAAAACGACATGATTGCCGCGAAAGAAAACAATGATTCTTTAAGTGGATTAACCAGTAATTCAAAAACTTCTATGTGGGGGCAAATGTTCTATGTAATGGCGTATTGCCTTGATATTTTGGCTCAGTTGTTTACCACACACCGGAAAGAAATTGATGAAAAAATTAAAACACAAAAAACCCATCGTTTGGAATGGATTAGACAATTGTATCTCAATTTTCAATATGGAAAAGCAATAGGGAAAGATATTTATCTAAAACCTGAAACAGATATTTATGATAACACAGGATTAACAGAAGATCAGATTGAACGATCTAAAATTATTAAATACTGTGCCGTAAGCGAAAGTAACAGTCAAAAGGAGGTTCTGATAAAAATTGCTACAGAAGATGAAGAGAAAGAGTTGTCTCCAATTACAGATCAAGATGTTATAAAAGCAGTCGAAGCTTATACTAAAGAAGTAAAAGGAGTTGGTATTCCTTATCGTATCATTAATTCTTTACCAGATTTATTACAATTGATCATTACAATCTATAGAGATCCTCTTGTATTAGATAGTCAAGGAGGATTTGAAGGAGAGTATCCTGTAAACGAAGCTCTAAAAGAATTTATGAGAGAACTCCCTTTCGATGGTGAGCTAAGACTTCAGGACTTATCGAATAAGTTAGAAAAAATAGATGGAGTAAAATTAGTTGATATAGAGGCTGCTAATAGTTCTTGGATTGATGCAAATACTCGCTCATACGGAGGACTTATAAACTTTAAAGTAAGAAAGACACCTGCAAGTGGATATTTCAAAATAACATTCGATAAATCAGAAGAGTCAATCGATTATAAATCAATTATTAAATATGCGGTATAATATAGATTTTAATAAGCTGATAGTATTATTGCTCCCTACTTTTCTGAGAAATCCTCGCTTAATAGGTTTTTTGAGAGCAGCTGTAAATCCTTTGTCTAAGCTATATGATGATTTTAATAAATATAGAACAGAAGATCATAAAAGATTAGATCATAATTGGCAAAAATGTTACTTCGAAAAAAGGTTAAATGATATTTATGATTATACAGAGAGAAAAATAAAAATTATAGAAGGTGAAAAATATTCTAGAGAGTATATCTATACTCATGGAGAAAGAAAGCCAATAAACTTAGGTATTATTTACATAAGATCAAGTAATGATTTTGCGGATACAGGTTCTGATTTTACCGTAGATATGAATAAGGTGGAAGCAAATGAAGATGATTTGAATGCACAAATTAACTTTTACAAATTAGCAGGAACGAGATATAATATTATTAATCTTCCTAAAAGATTTCAATTAACAGACAATATTCAAAGAATATGAATAAAATAGATTTTCAACAAACAGGAGGATTTCCTCTAGAAACAGATACATTAGATGCGATGCAAACAGCTTATAGTATTTTTAATTCTTTAGGAAATATTATAGCTCCTTTAGCAATTATTAGTGGTTGTGACCAAATAGGAAACCAAATATCTAACGGTATAGTTTACATAAATGGAGAGGTTATCGAGTTTCGTGGAGGAACTCCTACACAATTTGTTATTATTGGAGAAGATGTTAAAAACAGACTTTTCTATGAAGAAACTAAAGAAAAACCTGTTTACCGCACACGTTATGCAACATTTGGAGAAAGTGCAGGGAATAAAAATTACAGATGGTCAGATTTTCATCGCCCATTTTCTTTAAAAGAGATAGGCAACCGTTTGGTACATCCGGGATTTATTCAGGATTATTATGGAGACATTAATAAAATTCCTTATGGTTGGGTTTTATGTGATGGAGCAAATGGTACACCAGATTTGCGAGGAATGTTTGTCGTAGGATATGATAACCGTGATACAGAGTATAATGCAATCGGGAAAACTGGAGGTACAAAAGAAGTTGCTTTGAATGTTAATCAAATACCTGCACATAAACATAGTGGTAATACTAATGATAATGGTGAGCATAATCATAAATTATTTGCTAATCAACCTGAATTTGGAATATATATCCAACCAAATGAAAATAGTTTCATTAAATCTTTTCATAGAAGAAGTGATAAAGATGATAATTCTAATAACTATTCTTTATCTCATAATAATTTTGGTAGATACCCAACTATAGGTAAGTCATCAGAGTCAGGTAATCATTCACATACTTTTGAAACAAATGAGACAGGAGGAAATCAAGCACATGAAAACCGACCACCATACTATGTTTTAGCAAAAATAATGTACAAAGGATAAGATTATGGCATTAGAAAATAAAGAACAGATTTACACGGAAAAAAGTACGTTAAAAAACTGGTTCAGGAGTAAGTTAAAACCGACTCAAGGTCAGTTTTGGGCATGGATGGACAGTTATTGGCACAAAGGAGAAAAGCTACCGATCAACACAATCGATGGACTTGGAGAAGCAGTAGATGGGAAAGCGCCACTCGTACATTATCATGAGCAATATGCAACCAATGATGCAACTTCATTATCAAACGAAAATGTAGAACAATGGAAAAAGAAGTTGGATGTAGATAACTTGCAATTTGACGATAAGGCGATTTCTTTAACAGGAGAATATACCGATTTTGGTTTAAATCACACTTCTAAACAATCGCAGTTTAATGAGGCGATGTATGCATCGAACCAAACGAAATTAAATGAACCCACTTCTGAAGGGACGGAGGAAGAGTATCCTTTTTTAGTCGGAATAGACGAGGATGGTTATTCGGCAAGACTACCAGCGGGCGATTTAGGTAAAAATTTTGCAAACACAGATTTACAAGTTCTGGAAAATCGGAAACATACAGGTTCTGCAAATATGGAATTTGCCATGCCTTTGGTTTGTTCGAATGCATCTCAGAAGTTGACTAATCTTCCGAATAAAAGCAAAGTAAGTACAGCGAATCAATTTGTTGTACATGATCATGTTTCGAAAGAATTAGGTTATGCGGATAATGTGATTAATGCCTTAACTGGGACTATGAAGCTGGCTTCAGATGCAGAGAAAGATGCTTTTAGAGTTGCAAGTAGAAAAACCACAGAAAAATATTCTCTTAATCAACCTATAATTTATAGTACAATTCCTATGGTTTTGGAAGGTACACCTGAAAAAGATTATCAACAATTCATAACATTAGTAGGATTGAATTTGTTTATAAATCCTTATACTTCTACTGTTTATTTAATAAAAGAAGATACAGGAGACAGGATACAAGTTCAAGATATACAAGTAAAAGAAGCTTATCAAAGTATATTAACATTCAGTGTAAATGCTTTTCAACTTGGTCAAGGGAAATACACTATTGAAGTTATGCATGATGGAAAAATAAATACAACAAGCCCTATAATTACAATTACAAATAAAGTAGACGTTATTACCCCATCTGAATTAACATGGGATTTCTTAACAGATGATACTACAGGTGCAATTAATAAAGATACAGATACTACTTATTATCCTTTAGGGTTCTTAACTAAAGGAGTAAGGAAAAAAGTTGGAAAATTATTTACATCGAAAGAAACAATAGTTCCTTATCATTTATTAGGTACTAAAGATGTTGTAATAGAGTTAAGTACTTCATGGACTAATAATTCATTATCTGACCCAACTCAGGGATTTTTAATAGGATTGATAGGTAAATCTTATCAACAAATGCTTAATTCAATTGCTCTAACTTCTTTTTCTCATAGCCAAGATTCAGCTTTAAATAAGTTTCAACCGTCAGGAAAATCCATCGGTATAGTTCCATCACAAGCTAATACTGAGCAACTTTTTAAAATAATTATAGTTGTTTCAAAAATAGGTATTCAGTGGAGTGTTCCAGCGTTAGGAAAATTTGATTTTGAAATAGTTGAGCCTGTAGAGGATTTAGTATTAAAAATATTTTCCAGACCTCATGTTAACAATACTACACCTTACGAAGTAGGGAAATTAACTTGGTTTCTAGAAAGAATTTATACTATAAATAAGATTTAAATGATATTAGAAAATATAACAATAAAAAAGTAATATAAACTTAATAGTACAATTTAAATAGTAAAGCTATAAACAAAAAAAAATATGGCAAACATGGAAAAACAACAACAATCATATACCGAAAAGAGTACGTTAAAAAACTGGTTCAGGAGTAAGTTAAAACCGACTCAAGGTCAGTTTTGGGCATGGATGGACAGTTATTGGCACAAAGGAGAAAAGCTACCGATCAACACAATCGATGGACTTGGAGAAGCAGTAGATGGGAAAGCACCACTCGTGCATTATCATGAGCACTATGCAACGAATGATGCAAGTTCATTGGCTGATGATAATGTATTGAGTTGGAAACAAAAATTAGGTGTGGATGATTTGGATTATGTGGAAATACCAACGGAAAACGCTACTGAAAATAGTCATCCTTATGTTGTTGTGATTAACGATGAGGGTAAGTCTGCAAAACAAAATGCCAATGACTTTGGTAAAGTAGATACAGTAAATGAAATTGAACCTGATGAAAATAAAAACGTAAATATTGGTTTAGATGATGTTTTAAGTAAAGGAAGCATAACTGAAAGAACAGTTTCCTTTAAAAATGGAGAAACTCAAAATTTTGATGTTGGACTTTTGAAAGAAAGTTTATTATTTAGATATAATGATCCAAATGAAATTAAAGAAACAACATTATCAAGCGATTTTTCTATAGGTGCGTACCAAAATTATTATTGGGTTTCATCTACAGGTAAAAATGTTGTTGCTGCATCTTCTGTTCAGATGGGTTTCTTAGGGACACAGCCTGATGGTCAAATTATAGGATTTCAATTTGCAGATAGACGAAATAATGTTTTAAGACTTGTAGCTGATATTAATACTAATACTTACGAAACTAATTCGGTTAAATATCCTGCAAAATCAGGAGTGAATGCGCTTATTTCGGACATTCAAGCCATTTTTAACCAAGCCACAAACTGGACTCATTCATTGCAACGTTTTTCGGGATTAGTAAGTAAGCATAATGATGCTACTTATAACCGACTTTTAGGAATGGACGCAAATGGTAATCTTAATGAAGTTGGCTTACCAGCATTGACAAATGAAATGTCAAAAGCTACAGATATGCAAAAAGATGCTTATAGATTAGCAAGTAGAAAAACAGATGAACAATATAGCTTAGGACAACCTCAAATAGATATTATATATCCACCCGTTTTAAAAAGACAAGACGCTATAGTTACGATTACAGCAATGGGTACTAATTTATTTATAAATAATTCAGAACCAAATACTAGTAAAGTTGTAATGGTTAATGTATCAACAGGTCAAAGAATATTAATTTCTAATCCGGAAGTAAATCAAAATAATCCATCTGTTATCTCTTTTAGATACAATTTCAACGATTTACCTTTTGGTGACTATCATTTGGAGGTTGAACATAATGGTATAATGAATATTGATACATCTAAATTTACATTAGTAGAAACGTTAGATGAAATGCCTATACCAATATTGACATGGCAAAGTGTGATTATTCAAAATCAAGCACCTATACCTAATGAATTAATCTCTTTTTCAGATAATGGATTTTCTTTTAATGACAAAATCAATAAACCTACAACTAATCCTAGTATTCCGCATGATTTAAAAACATATGTGATTCAATCTAGTAAGATCGATGAATTAAAAGGTACTGACTTTTATATGGAGATAGATATTACAATTCCTTTTCAACCCACCAATCAAGTTGGACAGAGACATTCAACAACCTCAATTGGTTTATGTAATTTTATAAGTGATATAAATACAGGAAACACATTTAAAGCAGGTGTAGGAATAGGAAATGGTACAGCAAGAGTTCTTTTATTAGGAGAGCTACCTAAGAGCTATTCCAATATAGATCCATCAGGCACGCTATATATTATTAGAAGAGGTACAAGTATGAATATGGGTGTATTAGGTAAGAATATGAATATGGTAACAACTTACAACGAAACAGATCTAATGTTAAAACTATTAGTTTTGAATGATTTCCCATTCAGTCCTAATCAATTAATATCATGCTTTATTACCAAATTTATTAAACTATAATCCATAAGAAAAACTGTTTATGGATATTGTATAAGGAAGAATTTTAATCAAATGACAAGTTTTAATTCTGAATCAGTTAGTTTTTGAAGATATAAAACGTAGATTTAATGTAATACCTATACATATTCAAGAAGGAAATGTATAAAAAAATTTCACTTCTATTGTTTAGCTATCCTAATTTTCGATTCATCATTTTTCAACTTTACAGAAAATAGTCATTTAAAAACATTTTAAAATCTAATAAATTACACTCGTAAAACATACGAGTGAGGATAAACTCATTTAAAATTTTAATATGAATACAGGTAAAAAAGGTTTAGAACTTATTAAGAAATATGAAGGTTTTTATTCAAAACCTTATCTAGATCCGATCGGCATTCCCACGATTGGTTATGGAGCGACCTATTATCCAAACAAGGTAAAAGTAACGATGAAAGACAAACCCCTAACCGAAAAACAAGCATCAGAATTATTGGTTAATATGCTTAAAGTTTATGAAAATCAAGTTGCTTTGTTAGTGAAGAAACCAATTAATCAAAATCAATTTGATGCGTTGGTTTCGTTTACTTACAATCTTGGTGCAACTAATTTCGGAAAATCAACTTTACTGAAGAAGGTGAACAATAACCCTCATGATCCAATAATATACCAGGAATTTGAAAAATGGAACCGTGCAGGAGGTAAAGTATTAAATGGCTTAATTAAAAGAAGAAAGGATGAGGCTGATCTGTATTTTTCTTAG